CAGGTCTCTTCTATTGCCCATACGTTCCTCTCCAGATGGTTCGTGCTATCGGTCAGGACACCTTCCAGCCCAAGATTGGCTTCAAGACCCGTTATGGTCTCGTTGCTAACCCATTTGCTGAAGGTCTAACCCAGGGTGAAGGTGCTCTCACCGCAGACGCAAACGTTTACTACAGAAAGGTAAAGGTTACCAACCTAATGTGATCCTTTCTCAGATCTCTCAAGGACCCTTCGGGGTCCTTTTTTTGTCTAAATAGTTTGTCGGAAGATCAAAGACAATGTTAGCAGAACAGATTGCGAATAGAAATTTTTTATCACCTGCTGGTTTTAGATTCATTTTAGGTAAGAATCAGAAGGTTACATATTTTTGCCAATCTGCAAATATCCCAGCAGTAAGTGTTCTACAAACAACTCAACCAACACCATTTGTACCTCTTGCTGTTCCTGCTGGATTTGAATACGACGATCTAAACCTAACTTTTCTGATTGATGAAAATTTAGAAAATTACATACTAATCCAAAAATGGTTAAGGGGATTGGGTGTTCCTGATAGTTTCGCAGACAGGGATGAATTTGAAAGACTGAATAGAACTAATGATGGTTTAATCAACCCATATACAGACGGGACACTTTTTGTATTGAATAGCAATCTCAAAACAATTGCTCAAATTAAATTTGAAGATGTATATCCAACATCATTAAGCACATTACGATTTGAAGTAACTGGAACAGATACCGATTTCTTTATTGCTGAAGTATCTTTCAAGTACAAGAGTTATGATGTTTGTGATAAAAATGGTATTTCACTGTTATAATGTTACTATGAATTGGAGTTATTATGAACTTAGAAAAGATTCAAGATATGTGGCAAGTTGATAGTGTCATCAATGAATTTGATCTTGATACCGAATCTTTAAAAATTCCACAACTGCATCAAAAATACTACAAACTGTATACTGATTTTAAATTTCTTCTAAAGGAGAATGAATTTAAATACAAGTCTCTTTTAAAAGACAAATACAAATATTACAGTGGTAAAGCACCAAAAGAAGAGTATAGGGATAAACCATTTGATCTCAAACTTCTGAAGACTGACATTCCAATGTTCCTGGAAGCAGATGAGGAAATGCAGAAGTGTGAGATGAAAATTGCCTATGCTGAAGAGTGTATAAATTATATTGAGAGCATTTTGAAGATGATTTCAAATAGAACTTATCAAATTAAGAATGCCCTAGAACATAGAAGATTTGAGGCTGGTGGATGACAATTATTAAGAAAAAGAATGAAGTTTATCTAACCGTAGAAACAGAACCACATATCCATAAAGAATTATCTGAATATTTTACATTTGAAGTTCCAGCAGCAAAATTTATGCCACAGTACAGAAGCAGACTGTGGGATGGCAAAATTCGTTTGTACTCACCTGGCAATGGTGAGATCTATGTTGGTCTGTACCATCATCTAATTGAATATCTAATTGAACGTGGATATTCTTTCACTGTCGAAAATAATAAGTTTTACGGTGTTCCAAATGATGAAGAAAAATTTGTTACTCCAGAATCAATCGTTGGATTCATCAAAGGTCTTGGATTACCATTCAAAGCACGTGACTATCAATACAAAGCAATTTATGATGCAATCAAATATCATCGTAGACTCCTTCTATCTCCAACGGGATCAGGAAAGTCACTTATCATTTATTCTCTGGTCAGATGGCACTTACAGTATGACAGAAACATTTTGATTATTGTTCCAACGACATCACTCGTTGAGCAAATGTATAAAGATTTTGAATCGTATGGATGGAAAGCAGATGCCTACTGTACAAAAATCTATGGAGGCAAAGACCGTTATACAAAATCTCCTGTTGTCATATCTACGTGGCAATCTATCTACAAGGAACCTAAAAATTTTTTTAATAGGTTTGATGCTGTCATTGGTGATGAAGCACACCTTTACAAAGCAAAAAGTCTGACAGGAATTCTCACAAAATTGCATGATTGCAAATATCGAGTTGGTCTGACAGGAACTCTAGATGGTAGCAATACACACAAGTTAGTTCTGGAAGGTTTATTTGGTAAGTGTAACAAAGTTACTAGAACAAAAGATCTTCAAACAAAAGGGCAACTAGCAAAACTTAATATCAGTATTCTTCTACTCAAACACCAACCAAAGCATTTTGATACGTATCAAGATGAAATGGAATACATTGTTTCACATGAAGGGAGAAATAAATTTATTCGTAACTTATGTCGAGATATTGAAGGAAACACACTTGTACTCTTCAATTATGTCGAGAAGCATGGGGAACCCCTTTACGAACTTATAAATAATGATATTGGAAGTCATCGACATGTATTCTTAGTACATGGTGGCATCGAAGCAGAAGAAAGAGAATATATTAGATCTCTTACAGAAAAAGAATCGAACGCAGTAATTATTGCTTCTTATGGGACATTTTCTACAGGGATTAATATTAAGAATTTACATAATGTTATTTTTGCTTCACCTTCAAAGTCTAGAGTCCGTAATCTCCAATCAATCGGAAGGGTACTAAGAAAAGGAGAAAACAAAGCACAAGCAAAATTATTTGATATTGCTGATAACATTAGTAAAGGTGATAGACCAAATTATACTCTTAAGCATCTGTTTGAAAGAATTAATATTTACAATGAAGAAGACTTTGATTATGAAATTATTGACGTAAAACTCAGGAGCTAAGTATGATTAGTTACATTAGACATGACGAAGAATTCCATGGAGTTATTAAACTTATCACAGGAGAATATGTGATAGGTAAAATGCTTGCGTCGGAGGATGATGGAAAAACTCATGTTTATGTACAAGATCCTGCTGAAGCAAAATTCCATGAATTAAAGGGTGATAATAGAAAAATTCAAAAGGGTATTTCCTTTACAAAATGGATGGAACTATCCGATGAAGATTTCTTTATCATCCCAGAAGAATCTATTGTTAGTGTTGGATCTCTCAGCAAAGAGATAATTTATTACTATAACTCCTGGTTAAATGAACAAGATCCAAACTATAAACCATCTACTCATGAAGTAGAGGTTTCAGAAGATATGGGAAAAATTGCCTCTCTAAAAGAAGCAAAGAATAAGTTAGAAAGAATATTTAAATATCTTTGAACCTCCACATGGTCGATTATAGTGGTTTTGACTGAGTGTGTCAAGTGGTTGACAAATTTGTTACGTCTTGATAATATATCCCCAGGACTGTTAGACTCTTTCAATGCACAAAAAGAAAAAAAATCACTACATAGACAACCAAGAGTTTTTAGCAGCACTTATTGATTATCGTCAAAAAGTTGTTATTGCTGAAAAGAAGGGATTGTCAAAACCAAAGGTTTCCAACTATATTGGAGAGTGCTTTCTGAAGATTGCCACTCACCTATCATATCGTCCAAATTTTATTAACTACATGTATAAAGATGATATGATTTGTGATGGTATTGAAAACTGTATTCAATACATTGATAATTTTGATCCTGAGAAATCTAGAAATCCATTTGCATACTTTACTCAGATTGTTTACTTTGCTTTTCTCCGTAGAATCCATAAAGAGAAAAGACAGTTGGATATTAAAGAAAAGATAATTGAGAAATCAGGACACGATCAATTATTTACTACTGACGACGATTATAATTATTCAGATTATAATCAGATTAAATCAAGAATTGAAACTGCTACTAGATATTAATATGAAGGTATTGATAATCACTGATCAACATTTTGGAGTACGTAATGACTCACAAATTTATGTTGAATATTATAAAAAGTTTTATACTGAGGTTGTAATTCCTTTTATTCAAGCATACAAAATTAAACATATTTTGTGCCTAGGTGATACCTTCGATCGTCGTAAATCGATCAATTTTAACTCTCTAGAGGCAGCAAAGGAGATGTGGTTTCAACCTCTTGCCAACATGGGAGTACAAATGACCATGTTAGTTGGGAACCATGACATCTACTATAAAAACACTCTACGAGTTAATGCCCCATCTCTCCTCCTGGGAGAGTATGCAAACATTCAGATTATCGATAGTCCTACTGAATTCAATCTTGATGGTCTGTCTGTACTTGGCATCCCTTGGATATGTGATGAAACAAGATCCAGAACTTACGAACTTTTGGAGAAATCTGTGTCTCCTATCTGCGTGGGCCATCTTGAGTTTAACGGTTTTGAGACTGTCCCTGGAGTTGTAATGGATCATGGAATCGGCATGGAACCATTTAAAAAATTTGAGAAAGTGCTATCAGGACACTTTCATACTAAGTCGAATAAAGGTAATGTTTATTACCTTGGTAATCCGTATGAGTTATATTGGAACGATTATAAAGCAAAACGTGGATTTCATATTTTAGATACAGAAACTTTAGATCTAAAATTTTATCGTAATCCATTTACAATGTTCCATAAAGAATATTATAACGAAGATACGGTTGACCTCACTAAAGACTTCTCTGACATTAGCAATAAATATGTTAAGTTAATCGTTGAAAAGAAGGAAGACGTTCTTAAGTTTGATAGATTTTTAAAACAAGTCTATGATGCAAATCCAGCAGAACTTAAGATTATTGAAGATCTTAGTTTTGAGTATCCTGAAGATGAAATTGATCTTGAGGTAGAAGACACACTTACGATGCTTGAGAGATTTATTGATGAGGTCGAAATCAAGGTTGACAAAGCATCTGTTTTTGGTATAATTAAAACCCTATACACCGAAGCACTAGAATACTAATGTTCTTGTTAATCGATCAATCATCAGGTGGTGTTTACGCAGTTCAAGACAGGAAGAACGGTAAAGTTGTTCAAATGTTTGAGGAAAAGGATGATGCAGAAAGATACCTAGGTTTATTAGTTGCTAATACTACTGGTGATGAACACAATGAATTGCAGGTTATTGATATTGATCAAGAAACAGTTGTAAGAAATTGTGAAGTATTTGGTTACAATTATTGTATTATTAAACCTGAAGATATTGTATTTCCCCCATGATTATTTTTAACACTATTAAATGGAAAAATTTTCTCAGCACTGGGAATCAATTTACCGAAATTCAACTTGACACTCAACATTCAACACTAATTCAGGGATCAAACGGAGCAGGAAAGAGCACTATTTTAGATGCTCTTTGTTTTGTCTTATTTAATAAACCTTTTCGTAAGATTAATAAACCTCAACTTGTTAACAGCATTAATGAAAAAGAATGTGTTGTTCAAGTTGAATTTACAATATCTGGGGTTGTATGGAATGTTATTCGTGGTATCAAACCTAATAAATTTGAGATCTACAAAAATGATGTTCTAGTTGATCAAACAGCAGCAGCATCTGATCAACAAAAGTGGTTAGAACAAAATGTTCTTAAGATGAACTACAAGAGTTTTACTCAGGTTGTTATTCTTGGTTCATCTACGTTTGTTCCTTTCATGCAGTTGACTCCTGCACATCGTAGAGAAGTTATTGAGGACATCCTTGATATTCAAATCTTCTCTACGATGAATGTTCTTTTGAAAGATCGTTTGCGGCAAATTCAGGAACAGCAGAAAGAGTGTGGTTATGAACTTAAGTCTGCATCAGACAAACTTAAGATGCAGGAAGAGTACATTCGCAATTCGCAAATAACGAATGAGGGTGAAATCGAACTTAAGCACAAAGAGATTGCCACTTTAGAAGAAGAGATCTTTGAAATTAAAAGATATATCAATATGCTTGAA